AATTCATATTTCTTAAATATATACTTCATTTTAATTAAATTAACTTGTTAGTGTTTGTAATTCGCTATCGCTTAGTGCTTCGTTAAAATATATTAATTGTTTTACTTTTCCGTAAAAAATAGAGCTATTATTTCCATCATTAAAATTTAATCTGTTTAATGTACCTAAACTATAAGATGAGTCAATAACTTGATTGCCTATTTTAGTGCCATTCACAAAGAAGCTGTGGTTTGTGTTATTATAAACAATAGCAACTTTTATATTTGTTGTAGTATCAGTAGATGCGTCTGTAATTGCTGACCCAACAGGGCTTCCACTTCTAAAAAGTCTTGATAAAACTTTATTATTACTTCCTATTCTTATTACTATATTATTGTTTATTGTGCCATCAGATATTGCAATATATCTATTTGTACTATCATTAGCCAAAGCTGCCATTTCAGCAAACAAAACGCCCTCGCTGTCGTTAAACTCTGCACTTGTACCTGCACTATCGCAAACATCTCGAGAGCGTGATACTGTACTTCCTGATGTTGGTATATATGAGGTTGCGTAGCTTCCTTGCTCTACTTGTGCGCCATAAATAAAAATACTTCCACTTGTGCCTGATATGTCATTATCTCCGTCAGCAGGATATATTCTAAAGTTAGTTATTGTTGACACATTTTTATTAATAGAACATTTATACCAACCATTACCATAATACTCTACTTTAACACCATCAGGGTTGCCTATTTCTGTACCTGTACTGCCATCATCTAAATTAATATACACAGATGCACTTTCGACAGCTGATGCAATAAAAAGACGAGCATAATTTAAAGTGTCTTTTTTCAAAAACACACTAAAAGTATAATCGCCTGAAACACTTATAAAAGTTCTTATAAGACCATTAGCAGCAGATTTAGTTAATTTATACGTATTAAGAGTTCCATCAGGGCTTGTAGTAGCAGACGATGTTTCAGTAGTATTTACATTTACCCAACTACTATCGCTGAAGTCCTCACTATAAGTAACCAAGTTAGTCCTTTGAGGTTCTAAAAGCAAATGAGGGCAATCGCCTACTACGCCATTAGTTAGTGGATAGTCTAAGCGTGGTACATCAGCAGCTACTGATTCTATGAGTCCATCTTTGTTTACTCGTGTCGCAGTCGAACCTCTTGTGTGATCAAAATCTCCATTGCCATTAGCAGGTAAGACAGAATATAGCTTACTCGCTTTAGTGCCACTTGGTATTAACGCTAAACTTGCTTTATCGTACATACTAACTTGTTAGTTTTTGTAATTGTTCGTCTGTAAGAGCTTCTGTAAATACTTGTAGGTTTCTTACTTTGCCTAACCAACCATTTCCACTATCATAACTAAAGTCAATAGAATCTAATCCTGTTAACGCAGGTTGTGTAGGTGTTAAATACAAATCATATTTAGTTCCGTTTATAAATAATTTATAATCATTTTCTTTGTACTGAACAGCTATTTTAAGGTTTTGTGTCAAATCAATATTTACTAAAAATTGTACATCAGGAGTTCCTGTTCCATCAGCATAAATTCTTAATTGACCATTATTTCTGTGTTGTATTAATAATGAATTATCAAAACCTGTTTCTGTTGAGTTAGCAATCACGATATATACACTTTGATAATCTCCATCTGCAAACTGTTCTGTTTCTACAAATAATACTCCCTCGCTATCGTTAAAGTCTTGTGCAGAGCCACTATTATTACATACGTCTCTATTACGAGTAGAAGCCGCACCTGTTGTGGGTATATACGAAGTTGGGTAATCTCCGACCTCTTCTTGTGGTTGACATAAAATAATAGAAAAACCACCACTCGAAGTGCCTTCGCTTGGTCTTAATTTAAGGTTAAATGCTTCTGAGGCGTTTTTAGTTCCTGTCATTTCATACCTTACAAAATCTGTACTATTAACATTAATTAATGAAACTACAGCACTCGAAGCTCTTAACTGTAATGTTTTAGAGCCACTTTCAACAAGCTTTATATATACACTTGTAGCAACGCTACCTGATGATATAGAAGATGTTGACTGACCAAATCTAAAGGCTATGTTTTCAGTATCAGCAGGAAAATCAATTTGAACAGCATTTGTGCCACCAAACATATCGGTTTTTCCTGTTGTTATAGTTCCTGCACTACCACTACCAAATTCTGTGTAAGTCCAAGTTGAAGTAACTTCTGAATTTTCTATAACATTAGTCCTCTGTGGCTCTAAGAGTAGATGCCCTTTAGTGTCATTAGTAAAGTCTATTCTTGGCGTGTCTGTTTGTATTTCTTGTACAGATACGTTGTCTATTTTTGCATTTAATAAATTTGGTGCGCCTAATTTTCTTTTTACAGCAAAAGTTGCAGTTGCAGCAACAAAAGTAAAAGTATGTGTTCCTACTGTATTTATTGATGGACTACCTGATATAGTAGCACCACCTCCTTGTGCAAATTGTAAACTACCACTATCAATAGAAAGTAAATCCACAGAAGCTTTATATGTTTTACCTACTGTCAATAAACCCCCTTGTGATATAAAAATGTTGGAATTATTTGGACAATTAAACAAAGCATAACCATTTTCAATTGTTATAGTATCGCTGCCTGATTGCGTAACAGTCCAATCGCTATCAGTAGCAAAATCCC